GTGGATAAAACCGCTTAGTGAAAGATTCAGGTCCTCATTGGACCCGTTGACGCTCAGGTACATTAGGCAGTTGCTTCTATTCTGCTATAAGACCGAGGTTGCACCAACCAATGAACAACTCGAGAGCGCGCAAGCGCAATTCGAAGAAACTGATCGTAGCATTGAAACTTGGGATACGTATTTTAGTACGTGTTCTCAGGCTCCTTTGTTCCGAAAAGCTCGCCAAATAGTTAGTTCGGTGATTCACCGGATTGACTGGTCTTCTATAGTTCCTTCCCATGGACCCGGAGCGGTTTTTCCGCCGCGGGCCCCCCATGAGAAGAGTAACTTTAGAACTATCTATACGCCTATTGAGAGTTACTACCCTTATTATGAGTACTTCAATGGACTTAGGATGTTTCATCCTAATGCCGCTGAGGCTCAGAGAAGTGTAATCTCAGTTGTCGACAATATTGTCGCCAATCTTGTTGCTGTCCCTAAAGATTCAAGGGGTCCACGCTTAATTTGCGTTCACCCCGCAGAGTCAATATGGATACAACAAGGATGTCGTAGGTTACTCGAGGCTGCTATTACCTCCAATATCTCTCCTTGTCGGGGAAGTATTAACTTCACTGATCAGAGAGTTAACGGAAGGCTAGCACTGTCCTCTTCAATTAATCGAGAGTATGTAACTCTTGACTTGAAGGAAGCAAGCGATTGCATTAGTAAGGAGCTCGTGCGTAATCTCTTCGGAGATTACGTATACGGTATCCTTTCCTGCAGTCGTGCTGACCGAGTTAGACTACTGGATAAGCGGGTCATAGAATTGAAGAAATGGGCTCCTATGGGGAACGCATTAACGTTTCCCGTTCAGAGTCTTCTATTCTTCAGTCTGGTGCAAGCTGGCATTCTGTGTCGCTATGGTGAATACTGTAGCGATATATATGTCTTCGGAGATGATATCATATTCCCTTCAAAATACTACGATGGCGCCTTAGGTGCCTTGATCCGATCCGGTTTAAAACCGAACATTGGCAAGACATTTAGGCATGGATTCTTCCGAGAATCCTGTGGTGTTGACGCCTTCAACGGCGTTGATGTTACACCTCGTAGACTGAAGAGGTATGATACCTACTCTGTTACCGGTGCTGTATCTTCTTGTGACCTGGCTAAGGCCATGTCCATGGGAGGCTACACCCTAACTGCTGAGATGATGTACCGTGAGGTCCAAAAGCATTTTGGAAAGTTGCCTTTGTGCAACAATCCGGATGCTTCGGGACTCTATAGGTACGAGTCTTGCGACTTAGCAACGCTCATTAGATATGAACCGTCACTGTGTTATAACAGGAGGTTCCATCGATGGGTTGTTAAGTCCTTCTTGGTCTCAGGTACTAATATTAGGCCTGATATAGATTCCTGGTGGAATCTCCAAGACTCTCTGGTCCAGATCGCACAAAAATGCGATGGAAGCACAGAGAACAGCAGGTTGGTATACGCGGTTCCTCGCCGCGAACGGTTAGTTCGAGGATGGTTGGAGACTATTTAGGTCTCCAAGTTTAGTTACAGCAATGTAGCTAGACACTAATACGACTGGTCCCTAGGGGCGAGAGC